CGGTCGTGTAGCCGCTGAAATCGCCGAGCCGGGTCACGCCGTCCATGCGCCACGTCGTAAAGCCTGTTGTTGGAGCGTCGGCGATACCGTCAAGCTCAATAACATGATCGTTAATGCGCGCAAAACCTGCTTCCAGGAATTCATCTGCGCCATTAGATTTTATTTTAATCATACATTACCCCACTTATAGAGCCTTCCAAGCGACTTGTTTATTGCCATTTATTTGCGTGCCCGAATATGCTGTTCCATCAGAGGCAACGCCCAAATAGTAAGTATCGCTGACAAAACTTCCCGGCCAACTGCTTCCGGTAATACGGATAAACCCACCATAGTCAGCGGGCATTGTATTGCCTTTATTTTTCTCTGCGTAGAAACCGCCTTGCTTCAATGATGTAATGTCGTTCTTGATTGTTTTGACAGCTGCCGCACCAGCTACTTTATTCGTCAGATCGGTGCTTGCAAGGATTTCCTCGAGCGTGAGCGCATCAGATTGATCAACTTTAGCATTAAGCGCTTCTCCGACCTTTTGCGCGTCCGCAGCCTCTCCCGCTTGCGTCAGCGTCGCGTCCGTGCCGGAGAGCGCCCCAACGTCCGCCGCTGTCAGCTCGACTTTTCCCGCGCTGTCCGGGGTCTTGCCGTTGATCGTCAGGCTCCCAATGTTCCCCGTGTCGCCGCGCGGGATCGTCAGCTCGATCACCGGCGCTTCCGCCGTGCCGGTCTGCTTGACGCTCGCCGCCGTGCCCGGCTCGCCTGTCTTGACCTGCACCGTGATCTGAGGGGTTGCGCCCGGATCGCCTTTATCGCCTTTCGGCAGGCCAAGCACGATATTGTAGTGTCCGTCGACCTCGGTCAACTCTGCCGTCGGTGCAGCGCCCGCCGCAAGGCCGGTCGCCGTGATGGTCATGTCGTCGATCTTCGTTGCGGCTGCTGATGCTGCGGAAGCTGCGGATGTGGCCGCATTTGCCGCACTGTTGGCCGCTGATGCGTTCGTGTCAGCCGCGCTTGCTGCTTGCCTTGCGCTGGTTGCTGCGGAGTTTGCTGCCGATGCAGCTTGATTTGCGGCCTTCGCCGCCGATTCTGCGGCGGAAATCTGCGCCAGAAGCTCATCAAGCGACGGGATAACGTTTTCCTCGTCAACAATCGCGTCCGTCATGCTGCGAACGACATAGCCATTTCCCCAAAATACCGACTTTCGGCTTTCACCGATAGAAACCTTAATGATGAGGTTAAAGTTGCCGACGACGTAATAGCAGCCCTCAGAAAGCGTGAGGGTCACGATATTGCCGCTGATCGCTCCCGTGATGGGAACGGTATACCCGTCCGCGCGGATAAAATAGCCCTTAGCGCTTGCGCCGCTCAAGTCTATTTCTTCGGCACCTCGGTAGAGGGAAAGCTCGAAGATATGCGCGTCCTTGTCGCCTGACGCATACAGCGACTTTAGCGGGGTCATCTGGATTTCAGCGTCAACGTCAATTCTGCGCTTGAATACGCCGAGATTCAAAGGCCATCACTCCTTTACCAGCTTAACAAACACGCTGCCGTTTTTGTTGCGCTGGATGGTTGCAAGTTCGGTAAAGCCTTCATAGACTTCGGTCACGCCGGGTTTTGTTTCGTCCGTCTTTTCGATTTTGCTGTTGCCTTCAAAGTCGGCGGCAATTTCCGACAGCAGCCGATTATCAGGGAGTTCAATCATCAGACTTCCAGATTCGTCAGTCGGGCCGAACGCCCAGTTTACATCAAGCGTCTTGCCCTTGCTCGTCGTGATTTTCATTTTCTTCCTCCTTCTGAGCCTTTTCAATCGCGTCAACGCAATTATTGATTGATTGCATCGCTCCTGCAAGCAATTCAGCGTCAGCACCAAGCACATGGACGCGGGCAAGCGCCGCGTTCACATTGCGAAGAAGTATGTTGATTTTCATGTTTCCTCCTATGCCATCAAAAGTGTGAATGTGTCAGTGCTTACGCTGGCGCACTCGTAAAACTCCATGTTCGTCGTGCCTGACGGAGCCATTGCATACCGTTTTTTTCTGGTCACGCCGGTCACGACCGTCACGCTTTCCCAGCGCGCCTGTTTTCCGCCGATATTGATACTGCTAATCTCCGCATAGTTGGCGCTCAAAGATTTAGTATTCAGGGCTGCTGTTGTCACGTATGAGCTGTCAGTGATTTTGATTTCTGCAATCTCCGCATTAAATTTGGACATCGTAACATATCCATCCAGAGCGATCTTGTCCGCTTTCAGCTCGATTTTGCTTTCTGCCGCGCTAATGTTGATTTCCGCACTTGAGACGCGCTCGCCTAGATCGGTAACGGTTTTGTTGTCTGCCTTTATCGTAACCAGACCACCACCAGCGGCAGTCGCAGAGATGGCGGCGTTCACGTCCTCAATCTTGTTGTGCCGACCTACAAGCATTGAAACCAAACCGCCGTTGTCGCTCGATGCGGTAATCAAGGCGTTAATCGTCTCAACGTCTCCCGCCCAATTTCCTGTTATTGCTTGCTTGGTGGCGTATAGGTCGGCGTGATTCGCCTCGATATCCACGCCAGCCTTTTTTATCCACGATTCCGTTGCACTCGTGAAAGAATCGGTCTTTTTGAGCATTTCAAGGAGGGATGTTTGCGAAAGCCCCGTTCCTTTAGACGTTCCGCCGCCGATATACTTTTTTGTGCTGTTCTGCGACGAGCCGCCTGTAACGGTGTTGTCCAGCCGCACGAGGTCTTCCGCCGTGTCGCGAATGTTGCTTGCTAGCGTCAGCCTTACGCCGCGCGGGTCGCCGTAAACGTCGGTGATGCTGCGCACGAGGATTCGCTCTTCCATCTTCACACCGTAATCAGGGAGCGCAAGCCGGAAAAGCCGCCCGATTCGGAAGGAATCAAGGCTTTCCCCGGTCGCGGTTGCCAAATCAACGCCGTTGATCTCAATGCTGTTTCGCGGGTTTTTATGGTCTTCGAGGTATCGCGTGATGTAGCTTTTCAAGCTCTCAGCGGTCACGCCTTCTCCGGCGGTGATCGTCTTCGTGATGATGCCCCACACGCCGACGGTCGAACCGTCGATGTAGTGCGGTTCTGGGAGACTCTTGCAGTAAATCCGCGTACAAAACTCGTCATCGGATATCGAGACGCTGACGCTTTCAAGGTTTCGGCTTAGTCGTCCCTCACAACTCGCGGTTGTTTCGACCGATACGACGTTCACCCGCCACGGGAAGCCGTGCGTATCATCAAATTCGAGCGCGTAGCCGTCTTTCTCGTCGCCGACCACTTCCGTCATTGCTGACAGGATGTTATTGCAGTCATACGCATATTCGATGTTTGCACTTTTTGCGCACGTTCCGAGTACCCAAGGCTTTTGACCGTTTACAAGCGTCGTCTGGTTTGCCAGCATCGCCGTCAGCACTTCGGCGCATGTTCCGCTGTACTTCCCCTCGCCGGGAATGATCGCGTCGCCGAGAATCGACGCGCTGTGCTCTAGGTCAACGTCTCCTGTGATGACATAGCACTCAGACGCGCCAGAAACTCGGTAGAAGCCCGCGCTGCCGTCGATGGTATAAAGCTCTACCCATGCATGGAAAGGCGCTCCCTCGCCCGGAGGAAGCGTCATGGAAGCATCATGCGGCGGTACAAGCCGCTCGTTGATGGACAGCGTAACAGGATGGAGGCGGCACACCTCGCGGAGCTGCGCGTCAAGCAGACGCGGAAGCCTTACGCTCATGTGTAATACCCCCTCACGCCGAATCTCGTTTTTGCTTTTCCGTCTGTGGAGACGGACAGTTTGCCAAACTTCCCGGCTTCAAGCCGCAGTTCGTCGCTCGATTCGGCTGTACGCTTGCTCAGCACGCTTTCGCTTCCGATTCGTGCATAAAAAACGCCGTGCTCGTCCGTTCCGACTTCCAGCGCCGATCCGGAAGAGAGTGCAAGCCCGGAGAAGTGCAGCGCGGTTTGTCCGGCTGTCAGGTCTACGGTCGTGATCGCGCCTGTTCCGGCGTTGGTCACGCTTGCCCACACGCGGGAATCGTCCGCAAAGCCCGGCGCAATCATTTGAGCCTCGCCGTTCCCGTCAACCGTCGCGTTTCGCGGGTATTCGCTCTCCCAAAAGGGGATTTCAAAAGCCGTGAACGTGGCCGTCAGGCTGTTCGTCCAGCGCAGAGCGGAGAAGTTCGGCAGGGTCTCGCAGATGACGTGCAGCCGCCTTTCCGGTCGGTCGTTCGTCGTCAGAGTTCCGCCGAGAATCGCCCACTCCGTCACTTTCTCCGCGATGATGGCGCGACGAACGGTGTTCTGCTCGTGGATTTCAAATTTTACCTCGACGCTCAGGCTGTTCGTTGTGCGCTTCGTGATTCGCTGGCCGTTTCTCCCTGCAAGCGGTGTCGTCACAAGATCGCGCACGGGCGAAACGGTGCTCACGTCAAGCACATAGATTGCCGGGTCGATGCTCGACAAATCAATGCCGTTCAACCGGCAGGCGTATCTCGTCATCATACGTTTGCATACCTCATAGCTCTTGCGCCCTTTGCGATGTTGCGGCTCACGCGCTGCGTCACAAGATCGCCCACTCTATCCGCGCCCATGTACACGCCCACGCCGTCAAGCGCTTCGCGTACAGCAACGGCGACGGCCTGACTGATGCTTTCCGCGCTGATACCGCCGACGTTTCCGGCGCGGTAGGCCGTCGCATCTGCGCGGTTCAGAACGGTTTCTCCGGTGTGGAGCTTGGCAACGAAGTTGTCATATGGCACATAGTCAAGGCCGGTCGCAAAGCTGCGCCCTGCGCCATAATTCTTGTTCTTCCCCCAATTTGAGGGATTGTACCATGCGGAATTCCACGCGGCAGAGGCCGCGCCAGCAACGCCGCCGCTCTCCCAGCCCTCTTGGATGGATTTAATGCCCTTTTCAGTGTTTGTGGAATTAAGGCTATTGACAAATGTATTCCACGCGGATTGAATGCCAGAGACAAGCCCGGAGATTGTCTCAAGCACCGCTGTCACGCCGCTCATAAACCCCTCTGGGACGTGCGTGTTAATAAAGTTTGTAAACGCTGTTTTTGCCTTGTCCGCCCATCGCTTGATATCTTCCCAGTGCGTTATGATCGTCGCCAATATTCCAGCAACGGCAACGAGCGGAGCTTTGAGAATGATAAATCCAGACGCAATGCCAGCAAGAACCGTAGCCACAACTTGAAAAGCGGGGTTGTCAATAAATTTTTCGAGTGTTTCCCAATGCGTAACGACAACTCCAATAGCCGATCCAACCAAAACGAGCGGATTATGCATCACCATCCATGCAACGGCCATGCCCATTAGCGTTGTCGCCGCCGCTTGAAACATCGGGTCATCAACAAATTCGCTGAAACTTTTAAGGAAGCTCTCAACGTTTTTACTCGTCTCGCTGCCTAATCCATTGAACAGAAGTTCCACAAAGCCGACGACCGTATCAAATGTCAAACTTGCAATTTTTCCAAACGAGCTGGCAATATCAAAGAGCGCCTGCGCGGTGTCGCTGGGTTCTTCTTCGCCGTTGCTCCACGCCAGAATCTTGTCCAGCAGATCAATAACGCCGTCAAAGACCCAGCCCGTCGCGTCTGCCAGACTTGCCGCAAGCATACCAGCGCGCATTTGAATTGTTTCATCGGTGAGAAAATCCGTCGCTTTTTCGATTGCCGGAATCAGATTTGTTCTGAAGCTCTCGCCAATCTTTGGCATGATTCCGTCCATTCCGTATAGCGCGGAGTTGAGATTGCCGACCACGGTTTCCCATTCGTGGCCTTCTCTTGCCGCCTGCCCGATAACGCCGGAAGCGGTATACATCTCGTCAACGACGTTGAGAAGAAGATTCTGTTTCTGCGCCTCTGTAAGTTCAGACCATTTCTTCCCGTATACTTCAAGTGCTTTCGATGCGCGTGTAGATTCGGAGATTTGGAGACCGATTGAATCGCCAGCCTCTACATTTCCGCGCAGAAACGATCTCAGCCTTACGTCTGCGTCTTCAACGCTGATGTTATACGCGGCGGCACCGTCAGCGGCGAGGCGGACATATTTATCCATCATGGATATAGCTTCCGCCGCGTCCACGCCAGCGCTCCTAAACTGCATGAAGGACGAAGTACCAACGCCTTTAAGTCTTCCGGCCAGAATGTTTGTGTCCTTGCTGATCGTGTCAAGAGCGCCATTTGCGGCAGATTCCAGCTCGCCGAACGTTTGACTTGCAAGAGAATCAAGGGCTTCCTTGTCTGCGGAGGACACAATCGCTTTTTTCACGATGTCGAAAATCTTAGAAAACGCGCTTTTAATCCCGTCGGCCAGCAGTTTGGCCTTCGCAAGCGTCCACGCGCTCAGGCTCTCCATCTTCGATTTTCCGTTGCTTTCGACTGCGGAAAACATGCGTTCCCACAACGTCTTATTTCTTTCCGTTGTCGTCTTCGTCGCGCTTTCCGTTCCCTTGGTCGCGTTCTTGATGCCTTCTCCCGCTTCCTTGGCCGCATTCTTTACGGATTCGGACGAGCGCCCGATACTCTGAGCGGCAGTTTGCGCATCGTTTTTAGCCTTTAGGATGCCCTGCTCGTATTCTTTCGAATCAAGGCCGATCTTGGCTACAAGCGTAAATAAATCCACGCTTTACCCCTCCCCTCTTGCTTTTTTCCTTCTTTCGTGCTCGGCGATCAGATCGTCAATGATCTCTTGACCTGTTCGGTTGTCCTGCTCCACCAGCCCGACAAACTCTTCGTAGCTCACGGGTTCGCTTCCCATCGCCTGACAGATGACGGAAAGCATCTTCGCACTGTACACGTCGCCCAGCCACTTTTGACGATCATCTGCCAAAAGATCGGAGAGTGCCGCGATTGTCGGCGGTGCTCCGTGCCTGTAAATCGCCGCCGTTACAGCTTTCCGACCGTATGCACGGACGATGTAAAAAAATCCATCAGGTCGGGGTCTGCGAGTGCGTTTTTTAGCTCCTTGATGGTCTGCATGCCCTTCTGACTGCGGATTTCATCAACGGTTTTGTCATTGATTGCCGCCAGAATCGCGAACGTGTCCTCTCTGTGGTCGCCGAGCAGCAGAGGAACGAACTTGCCGATCATTATAGAGGTCTGCTGGATGTTGTTCATGCCGTTTTTGATCAAATCGGCGATTTCTTGGAAGGTTTCCGTCGTCTTCTTGTCAAAGCCGATCCGTTCAATCGGCTCCGCGATTTTGCAGAGGCAGACAGACAGCTCTTCGCCGTTCATTTCCGAAAGTTTCATCTTCTTCTCACCTCAAAAAAGAAAAGCGCCGAAGGCAAAGCCCCCGGCGTGTTGTTACTGCGCCGCCTCGTCGAAGAAGTAGATCGCGCAAGGCGCGTACTCGTTGTTCTCCACGGTGTCTTGATAGGCGTGGAACTCGACCGGGAGCGTTCCTTCGCCCTTGTCGCTGAAAGTCAACGTCACGCCCGTGTTGTTCAGCGCATTGTCAAGCGCGATGGCGACAAGCCCCTTGGACGTATTCCCGAACCAGACGAGATTCTGGATATAGTCGCCGTCCTCGATATTGGTTCTCAGCTTGATTGTGGTCTTTTTGCCAGTTGTAAAAGACTTGTCCTCGGTCTTCTCAGCCGTGCCAAGCGCAAGCACGAAGTTATCCGGTGTGATCTCCATAAGCGTCGCGGTCAGCTTGATATCCCAAGTATCAATGACCGTACTGCCTTTGAACTCATACCGCTTTCCGTCGGCTTCGATGCTGCGCATGGTCGGAGACGCGGTAAACGTACCGCCGCCTCGCGTCGCGCCCAGCGCCTTTGTGCCGTCCTTAATGGCGGCGAAAAGTGCTTCTTCGAGCGTGCTGTAATCGGTGTAGGTGCTCATGTCAAAATTTTTGAGAAAAGCACCCGCATTGAGCTGCAACCGCTCAAACGTCTGCGGTCTGACAGCCGTAACAGGTTTTCCCATTTATATCACCTCGATTGGTACGAATTGATTTGAAAATTGAGATACGCGACTTTGATTTCCGGGTTTGCGATGGGCTGATACTGCACCAGCGGGTCAGCGGGACGAATGGCGACGTAGCCGTTCGCCGTCGGAAGCATGAGCAACTCGCCAACCGCCCTTGTAATCTCGTCAACCTTGGCGTTTATTTTCTTATAGCCTTCTGACCGATACCACACCCGCGCCTGATGGCTTGCGGCGTTTCGCCAGTCCGGCTCAATGACGGTGTAGGTGATGTATGGGAGTTTCGCGTCCTCCGGCACGTTGCTTTCCGGGTATGCGTCAATGCCGAACCCGGAATAAAAGCTATATAGTGCCTTTGTCGTCTCGTTCACGTCGGAAGTTCCCACCTCTCAGCCGTCACTCGCTCAAAGTCGAACGTCGCCACGTCAGGCGGTCTGCTGTCGGTGTAGTCACTCGTCACGCGGAAGATTGCCCCGTCAGAGACGCGGCGGAAAACCTCGTGATACTCAAGCGCAACGCCTCGCGCCGTCGTGATGGTGTAGACACTGGAAACGCCCTGCTTCTCGGCGACGCGCGCTTGCAAACTCTGATCTTTGACAATCGCCGCGTCGAACTTGTCACCGTCCGACCAGCTTGTTTCAAAGCCGCCATACCCATCAGGGACGCGCTTTTTCTTTAGCATCACGCATGGCTGTGAAAACATCTCGATTAGCTCCGCGTTAATCATCGCTTATCCTCCGATAAGGGGCAAGGCGGGAGGCGAAAGCCCCCTGCCAGCCCGTCGGCGCACCAGTCGTGCCGGATGCGCGGGAGTAACTGTAACCGCCGAAACTCTCAGAAACCTTGTCGGTCACCGGGTTCTTTTCCGTGTATGCGGTGATTTCAACCGCAAGCTCTTTGACGCTTTTCGGGATTGCCAGCGCCCAGATTTCGCCCTTGAAGGTTTCATCTGCCAGCGTCTCGCCGCTCTGGTAGACGTGCAGCCCGTCGGAAAACACGCTACCCCTGATGCGGTAATACTGCCCCGGCCTCAGAAAGTCAACGTCAGGGATGCCGGAAGCGATGGTGAACGTTCCAGCGTCACACCTGACGGGAAACCAGTTTCGCAGGTGCGTCAGCACCGCTTCAAGCATCTCCATAGCTTACTCCTTAGCCGCCAACCGCCGCAGCGGGCTTGGTAAACGTCGCAACCGCGATGCCGTCCAGATACTCCGCCCAGAGCTTCATACCCATAAGCGCGTACATGTTGCCAGTGGCGCGGCTGTAATCGCCCTCGGCGTGAACGCCGATCAGGTTGGTTTCGCCCTTGACGGTGTAGTTCAGCCCCATCTTGCCAAAGTCGCTGTCGCCGGGGTCGATGTAGTACAGGTCGATGTTTTCCACCGGAGTTGCGATAACCTTGTTCTGCGCGATGTACTTGGTCGGCAGGAGGAAAAGAGTGCGGTAGCCGAGGAAATTTTCGATGTAGTTCACACCGAAGGCAGTCTGCACGGTGATATCCTTGTCGCCGAGATAATCGTAAGCGTCAAGGATGTTGGCAAAGCCCACAACCTCGGTCACGTCCTTGTCCATGCCCGCGAACTTCTCAAGCACCTTTGCCTTGCCCATGGCGAGCGCTCGCTGCCAGCTCTTTTCGCCGGTTACTTTCAAAGAGCCGGTTCCGAGGAAAGTGTAAAAGTCGGTCAGAACCTGCGTTTGCAGGGCGTTGATGAACGCCTCGTCGGTCTTTTCAACGGCGACTTCCGCGCCGTACTTGGCGACGCTCTCAATGCTGACGCTCTTGGCGTACTTGGCAACCTCGATGTCGCCGTAGGTCGTGGGCGCAACCTTGAGCTTGGTGAACGGGATTTCCTCGCCCTCACCCACGCTCGTACCACCCGCGAGAGTGCCGTCAACCGTCGCCTTGTAAGAGATCAGCTTCGTGCCGGGGGTCTTGCGGATCGGGCGCATGATGCCCATGATCTTTCTCAGCGCATCCCAGTTGTCGGAAAAGCGGGTAACAAAATCAACCTCTCGCGCTTCGGTGGTAAACTGCGCGGCGGTCGTCAGTCCAGTTTTAGCAGCCATATTCTAGCTCCTTTCGGTCATTCGGATTCAGCCGCCATGCTTTCAGCAAGTGCCTTTTGGCGTTCTGCCGTAGAAAGCAGATAGCGGCCTTTATCGTCTTTCTTGTAGATTTCTTCGCGGCTCATCTTGCCGCCGCTGTGAGGCGGGTCGGCAGGGTCAGCACCGTCCGTTCGTTTCTTCGGAATGAAGTCCGCATAGTCGGTCTGGATTCCCTTCTTCACGCTGTCAGCGTCTTCCAGTTTTCCGTCTTTGACCTTCACTGCGGAAAGATCAGTCAGACGAACGATGCTGTCAGCTCGCTTTCCAGTGATGCCCAGCGCGTTAAGCTGCTCCCGGTACAGTCGCTCGGCCAGTGCCGCCGATTCTTTGGCGTTCTGGTCGTTCTTGTACTTTTCAAAAGCCGCGTGCTCGCTGTCATACTTGCTTTTGTAGTCCTCTCCGCCGCCCTTTGCTTTCAGGTCGTTCAACTCCTTCTGAACGCCTTCCAGCTTCTCAGCGTCGGCTTTGTAGCCCGCCATCTGGCTTTTCAGCCCGTCAACGGTTTCCGTGTGCGCCTCAACCACGCTGTCAACCTGTTCTTCGGTCAGACCAAGCGCCTTGAGGAATTTTCTCGTGAATGCCATGTTTACGCTCCTTTACTTCGGGGGCTGTCCTTCGCCCTTCGCTTTATATGCAAACGGCGGTACTTTGCCGTTTTTGCCAAAAGAAAAACCGCTGTTCTCAGCGGTGCTTGTCAATTTCCTTGTTTGCCTTTGCCCTGATTTTCTCGATCTTCCGCGCCAGTGCGCGTTGACCTTGCCTTGTGCCGGCCGCGGATTCTCGCGCATGCTTGATCTCTTTTCGCGCTCCACGGCGGATTTTCTCGCGCCTAAACCACTTGATAAGCCCCATTTTTTAACCTCCTGACAGCTCGTCTCGCATGATTTCCTTGTATTCTTCTCGGTGATCTTCAATCGCGGGTTTCAGATAGTGATGTGGTCGCATAAACGATTTACCGATTCCGCTTCCCCGCGTCGTCGTGAACTGTTCCCATTCAGGTGGTGCCTCGAAGTGCGAACCCGTGCCCAGCTCAACATACGGTGCATACTCGACGTTGCTTCCCACGCTCACCACGTCATCATCAACCCTGTGAGTGATGCTGTTTTTAAGTGTTCCGCCGATGTACCCTTTCTTTCCCGTGCTTTCAACCGTTCCGACGGGGCACTTGTCTTTTGCGTATGTTTCAGCTTTCTGACCGATGGTTTCAAGCGCCCGCGCCTTTGCGCGTTCCAGCCCTGCCAGAAACGCCGCGCTGTTGTCGATCAGGTTTCCCGCCATTGTGCGCCTCCTTCCATCCTGCCCACTCCGCGTAGGTTCTGAACGGTATCGTTTCGCGGGTAATGTTGTCGAGCCGCGTCTCATTTCGCGGCGGATACTTGGGATTGTACGACACGAGCGCACACCGGCAGTTGTACACGTTCGCGGGTCTTGCGTTCGGGTCGCCCGGACACATGATCTCGCCCAGCTCGCTTTGAAACGGCTTGTCTACGTCTACTCGCTGCCCGTCAAGCATGGCGTGAGAATGGCGCGTGTGGTTGTCCAGCGTCGCCCGCCACTCCTTTTGCAGATTGATACCCAGCTTTGCCGCCTGATGATAGCTTTCGATTCGTCCCGCGTTCTGTGCGTAGGTCATCGCGGTTCTCGCGTGTCGCCTTGCGCTGACCTCGTTCGCCGTCGTCACGCGCTGCAATCGCTTCACGACCGTCTCAAGCGGTTCGCCCTGGATGATGCCCTGCGTGATCTGCTGCGTGATCTGCGTGTGATTCCAGCGCTTGTCTACCGGTATATCCACCTTTGACGGCGGCAGAAGGTCGGGCTGGTCGCGGATAAGCTGCTTCACGGTCGATGCGTCGTACAACTCAAAGCCCATGTTTATCCGTGCGCCCTTTTCGAGCACATAGCTTGACCAGTTGGCATTATAGGCAAACGTTTCCGGGGTCGTGTCGTTGATGATCTGCATAGCAAGCTCGTTGCTATGCGTCAGCGTCTCCGTCAGGCTGGCAAGCATCTGCCGCCAGCGCTTCCCTTGGAACACTTGCCCCGCCAGCCAATCGCGGTACGTCTCTTGCGTGATCTCTCCCGCTTCGAGCCGCGCACGATACTTTTTATCATCCCTGCGGAATTTCGCGATGAACTTGTCGAGCTTGCGCTGAATATCAGCCGCCGCGTCAGTGTACACGTCACGGATGCGCCGCTCTAGCTCTTCGATCTGCTTATCAGTCCACAGTACCGCTTGATCGGCCAAGTGCCGTCACCCCCGCCGCGTTCGCATAAATCCGCTCTTTCATCAGTTTCCCGGAACCTTTTCCGTTGTTCAGAGATCGCTTGTCACACTCAAAAACGCACGTGAAGCGCTCGTCCTCCACTTTGTAACTGCTGATAAATACGGGAGTTTTCTGCTCCGCTGCCCAATTAAAAAAGGATTCATGGTCGAATCCTTCATAACTGCCGCAGTCCGTGTCTTGATACGGGATATCTGCGTAAATCACACTATTTTCTGGAATTTTGACGTTTTCATAGCTTTCGAATGAGATTTCCAGACTTTCCAGACTTTGCAGACTTTCCAGACTTTGCAGACTTTCCAGACTTTGCAGACTTTGCCTAAGCCTGTACAATCCGACAAGCTCATTGTAATCGTCGGGAAGCGGCATAAACTCCTGCATACGTTGGTACATTTCCTGCGTCGGGAACTCCCATTGTGAGCGCCCGAAGTAATGCCCCGCCATCTGCGTTCCGAGACGACGCTGAACCTCGGCCTGCGTCAAGCCTGACGTTTTCAAGGCTTTCAGAAGATACGCCCTCAGTTCTTCCTCGTCTCTCTCGACATCGGCTTTCACGTTTTTAATCAGTTCGTCAAGCTCTGCTGGGGAATATTTCTGATGTGAAAGCCACCACCGAATATATTTATCCTTGTACTCGGCTTCATGCGTCAGAACGTCTGCGCGGCTTCCGTCGCCGTCAATTCCCATATTTTGCAGGAGCGACGTGTCACCAAAAACCCGCGCATAGTGCAGCGCTTTTTTCCACGGTTCTACCTGCTGCGCATATAGATAGTCGGTTCCGTTATTCCCAAAGCTCCAACAATATCTTACATATGGGTCAACATCTTTTAATTTTTGAAATGTTTCTCGATCAATCCATCGCTTTTCATCCGCATACTCTCCGCATATTGCGTCCTTGAACAGTTTTAACGGCATTTCGCAAATGTCGTTCGCTATAATCCGCTCCCACTTCGGTGCAAGTCCTTCACAGATTTCAAGTGCTGCGTGTGTTATGGCGCAACCGCCAGCGCAGATATCGATCAAAACATCAGCTGATGGAAGAAAACTGACTATTTTCCGCGCTATGCCGTTTTTGCTCCCTTTGTACGGTATGCCATAGCGCTTCACGTCGTTTCCTCCTCCGATTCCTCGCGCACGAACCGTCCTTCCGTTTCCTCATCCAGCCGCGCCATGATCTCCGGTACTTTGTCAATGTAGATGTTCGGCAGATTCTCAAGGATCGTCTGTCTGTCAAGATACGTCGCTTCCAGCATCAGCATTTGAACCTGTTCAAGCTGGTTGCTGATGCGGTTTCGCTTGTACGTTGGGAAAACGTCATCGGGAACGCCGACGAGCGCCAAAAGCTGACGGATGCACACAGTCAGTTGATATTCAAAATCATCTGCATTCTGGTCGAGCGCCTGATACGCGGCGTTGATCTCCGTCGCGGTCTTGCTTCCAGCCTGCACTGTCTGTGCGTCAAACGCGCCGAAGTTGCGGTAGATATCGTCCTTGATCTGCGCAAGGAACGCGCTTCTCGACGCGCTCGGCGGCTCTTGCGTGTATGGCGTGATCTTCCCGCCGTCCTGCGTGTCTGCCTCCGCGATGTGCGTAAGTTTCAGCCTGTCGCGGAACTTAGCCAAATCCGCATCCGACATGCCGCCGTAGTTCTCAACGAGCCAGTAGATTTGACTGCACTCCGATAGGTCGTTTGCGAAATCCGAACATACAAGGTCGTATGCGTCAATCGCTCCGCGCATGCCGACAAGCGTTGACTGGTGCAAGTCGCTTCCCCAGAGCGGCACGATAGGCAAGCCACTGTAATTCTCACCGCCGACGATGGTTTCCTCGTCGTCAATCGCAGCTTTCTGAACGGTCAGCTTGTACGCGCGTTTCGGCTGGTCAATCTTGTAATCGTCGCCCCTCTCGGCTTTGTAGACGGTGAAGCCGTCCTCCTCGTAAAGTACGGCATAGCCGGGGTGATTGTCGTCAATGCGCCAGTAGCGCACACCAGCCCGCAGGGCGCTGTTGCGCTCATCCCACATCGGCGCGAACTGATACGCGGGGAAGCGGTGTAGATGGTCAACATCGAGAAACACATAGCAAACGCCGTGAATCAACGCAAGGTATGCCGCGTTTGAAATATCGGTGTCAAAGTCCTTTCCCAGCTTCTCTTTCACGCCGTCGCGCGTGAACGTCACACCGTTGCCGAGTGAGTACGTTGTGCGCTGCTTGTTGAGCTGACGGAAGAAGTTGGACGCGATTTGATGGTTACTCGCCGTGTAGTCTTTCACCTTCATGCCGTTCATCGCGTACAAGAGCGGCGCAGCCATCATGATGGTTTCATTTCTTTGCGCGTCGTACATGTCAGCGGATCGCGCCGTCTTGCAGAACTCGCTTGACTTGTGCTGGAAAATAAGCTGCTTGATAGCTGCAATGCGCTGCTCGTCGCTGTCGCCGAAATCGACGAAATCCTGATACGTGACGATTCTACCCATCGGGCTATCACCTCCTTATGCGAAAAATGGGCTTTTATACTCTTCCTTCGGCTTGACAAGCCGCATGGTGCGCACTCCATAGCGCAGCGCGTCCATTAGGTGGTCATTTACCTTGATCGGCTTGTCGTCCGCCTTGTCGTCCCAAACATAGCCGTCAAATTCTTTCCGCAGCTCCGGCAGATTGTCGAAAATCCGTATGTCTCCGCGCTGCATACAAACCGCAACGTCGCGGATGCCGTCCAGCACGTCGTTGTCTGCCTTGCGTACACGGAAGGCAAGCCGTGAGCGTCTGAGCGCCGCGATGAACGATGCAGCAGAAGGGTCAATGATCGTCATCACGCTGCGCTGCTGGTCTTCCGGCAGGCTCTCGCTGACGAACCGCTCCATGTCGCGCACATAGTCCTCATCGGTCTTTTGCACCTGCGTGTCGCGTCCTGAGTAGCGATATTCCCGGAAAATATGCCAAACGCCCTCGCTCTTGCCCCACAACAGAGCAGCGAAGGCGTTTTGTGTGCCGTAGTCAATGGAAATAAAAACATCACGCCAGCGCGGCGGCGTGAACGGTGTTTCGAGCGCTGAGGAATAACCGGGGTAGATCATGCCCTCGGCTGATACGCGCTTTCCCTCGATGTCCCGTTTATACCATACGGATTGTGGGTCGTACTGTGCGACAATTTCCGCGAATCTCTCGTCGGATATTGTCGCATTGTCGCGCATCAGAAACAGCTCGTAATTACAGCCGCCCGGCAATTCTCCGCGCTCCTGCTTTATGCGGTACAGGTCGATATATTTTTCATAGATCGGAGAATTCGGTGCGCTTGGGTTCAAGTCCCAAAAGAACTTTCTCAGTTTTGCCGCAGCGGTTCGGTTGAACGCCTCCTGAATAAAAGATTCATGGTGAAGGTTGACCTCCGTTGCAATCCACATGCCGTAACTGTTTCCTCGGATTCGCTTGAAGCTGTCTGCCTTTCCAGCTCCGGCAAAGATTACAATCTTCTCTCCCGTTTTCGTCCTGACGCGGATGCAGTCGTTTCCTCGATATTTGCCCCATGTGCAGCGTCCACGGAACTGGGCTTCAATGCCCATCCCGTTACAGTCCCCGATATTCAGCTTTGCCGTTGGCGATGTTGAAGCACTCGCAAGGTGTATCTTGTCCGGGCAAGTTTCAAGCTCGGTGCAGAAGGCGAAAACATTATCAACCGTCTTTCCGGCGCGAACAGCTCCCTCGGCGATGTTGTACATATTTTTTCGACAGGCGCGGATATACGAGAGGTGCTTTGGGCTGAAAACAGGCACATATTTACGTGTCTTCATCACCATATACCTCTTCGCGTGTCGCGTCAATGTCTTCGGTGTCAACATCCGCCAAGTCCATGTCTGCCGTCAAATCTTTATAAGCCGCCGTCAGATCGCGAAGCCGCCAACGCTTCGACATGACCTCACGTCTTCCTCCGCCTTTCTCAGACTTGATGATGTCCTTTGCACTCTCCGTTCCGATGCTACTGGGAAGAGCGTCTATCTCGCTTTCCAGTCGGAGAAGCAGCTTTGACCGAATTCTTGCAGCAATAACAGCGTTATTCGCGGCTTCGTCCACTTTCTGCGCAACAATGCGCTCATTTGTCCTTTGTCGCACTTTTGTCGCGGTTTTGTCGCGGGTCTCTTTCCACTTTTCCGCTTTCGCTCTTCGTCCGACCGCGTCCTTGGAAATTCCGTACTTGTCAGCTAGATTGCGTATGGATGCGCCGCCTGCTATATACTCGGCTCTTATCCGCTCCCAGTCCACCGTCGGCACATCTTCGCACTCCCCTTTTACCTTTTTGCATGAGCATGGTAACTGTCGTACAGCGTCAATTCATCTTTCATTCTTTTGATCGCTTTTATCAAGTCTCTTTTTCTGACAGTTCCAGCGCTTTTTGCCTCTTCTTCCAGTTCTTTAATTTTTTTGACGTGTTGCTCTCTGGCTTTATCAAGCATTAACAAGCACCGCCTTTTCGCCCGTCATAGTTTCCCATCTGTCGATGATCACATCAACATATTTCGGGTCGAGTTCCATCACCCTCGCGTTTCGACCGTTCTGTTCACAGGCAATAATGGTCGTTCCAGATCCACCAAAGAGGTCAAGAACAATATCTCCGCCCTTTGTGTTGTTCTGGATCTGATAGTCAAAGAGCTTAACAGGCTTCATCGTCGGATGTTCCTTGTTTGCGAGCGGCTTATCGAATTCAAGAATCGTCGTCTGTTTTCTGTCAGATGCCCACAGATGACCAGCGCCAGACTTCCACCCGTACAGACACGGTTCATGCTTCAATTGGTAATCTTTTCTGCCCAGAACAAGGGAGTTTTTTGCCCAAATGAGAACTTGACGAACTTCCCAGCCGACCATCTGGCACGCGATTCTAAAGACAAGTGCTTTTGAATCTGAGTGCCAGATGTAAAATACTGCACCCGGTTTCATAACGGAGTCAGCAGCCGAAAATGCACTGGCAAGCATTTCTTTTAAGGAATCGTCGTCAAGCGCATCGTTCTTGATCTTGAGCTTTTCTTTCGTCGAACCAGTATAGTCAACCCCATAAGGTGGGTCTGTAAGAAGAAGGTCAACGTACCCCCCCTCACATAGTTTGGAAACACACTCAGGATTTGTACTGTCACCGCACATCAGTCTGTGCCTTCCGAGCTGATATATGTCTGCAATCTTCGCCTTCGGTTCTTCTGGCAAAGAAACCTCATATTCATCCTCGTGCGCTTCCTCAATCTCCTGAATGTCTGCGTTAAAATCATCGAATCCAAACTGCCCCATGTCGAAATCTTGGAGATCAAGCAATTCTTCGGAAAGCAGATCAGCGTCCCACTCCGCAAGCTCGCTCGTCTTGTTGTCCGCCAGCCTATACGCCTTGACCTGCTCTTCGGTCAGGTTGTCCGCGTATACAACAGGGACTTCCTTGCATTTCAGCTTTTTCGCGGCTTTGTACCGGGTATGACCGGCAATGATAACTCCGTCCTTGTCAACGACGATGGGCTGCTGCCAGCCGAACTCTTTAATCGACGCGGCGACAGCATCAACCGCTCTGTCATTCTTGCGCGGGTTCTTCTCGTATGGCCGGATTTCCGACAGCTTGACGCGCTTGATCTCCATAATTTCGCCTCCCTGCACATCCTCCTGAATCAGCATAAGCAACGCCGCTCCCACTCTGCGTCCCTGTTGCGTTGCGTCCCGATCTGCGCCGGAGGTAAAGCGCAAATCACCCCAAAACAAAAGCCGTGACGTTCGCCGCGGCTTTGCTGCTGATTATAGCCCAGCGTCCTGCGCTTTGCGCTCTCCACTGATTTTAATGTTATCACACGGTCGCACTCTATGTGCAGCTCCAACCGCTCTATAAGTCTACTGCAAGTCGCCTATAATCTCCCTCTTGTACGCCCAGCCCGTGCTTTCAGCCAACCCTTGACGCGCCGTCGCCTCAGTGACGGACAATCCCTCGATAAAATACGCCTTGCAAAACTCGCGCACCCTGCTGACCTTCTCCGGCGTTTCGATCTGCAAGATGATCTTGTCGATCACGTCCAGAGCCGCGTATATCGCCATAGCGTATGCCATGCTCGCGGCATGCAGTGCCTCGAAAGCCTTGTCGCGCCGTATGACATATGCTTCAAGCCCTGCACCACTGGATGAGCCGGACGGCATGCCCGTGAGCTTCTGCGCCGTCAGATAGGCGGCTTTCTCTTCCTCGTAGGCTTCCTCCGTCCTCACATACGCCTTGCGCTTTTTTCGCGTGTCAAGCAGCGTTCGCTTGTCCGCTTCCGTCAACTGCATTATTAACCTCCTTTTTGTGTCTTTCTCTGAAACTTCAGCCAGCGCTCGTGACTGCGCTTTTTGCCCGTGCCTTCTATACAAGCCGTGTAGCGGTTTTCCAGCGCCGTCTTCCGTCCGTCCGCATACGCCTTGTATCTCTCGCATCATCCCGCGTGACAGCCGACCTCGCGGCTCGCGCAGTCGCGGCATGGCGCGTCATTCACGGCTATCACCTGCCCACGGCGTTTCCCGCCTTTCCGCTTCTGTCGGCTTGCGCAGCCAACAACGGAATTTTACGTTATAATCCTCTGCCTTAAATGCCGCGCTTTTTCCCTCTCCTATCAGCTCGAACTGTATATCGCCGTTTTTCGTCAGATTCGGTCTTGCGTAATCGTCATAATCGTTGCGCCACTCCACATATACGACCTCTTGTAATCCCTCTTTTGCCATGTATATGACATCGCTGTACAGCATGATTTGATTTGGATGCATCTCGTAATAGTGTCTTAGCCACAGCGTCCGATTTTCTTTCTTCCATTTTGTGTCCTCAAGGCGACGCTTAAAAGAAAGTATAAGCAAGGTCAGGATGGTCAAGAGGATTGCGCTCAAAAGAAATCGAACCACAAATTCCATTGTGAATTGAATCATCATGCCCTGTTCTCTTCCCATGGCGTTCCCTCCATTTCTTCATTCGTCGGTTTGCGCAGCCAGCAGCGCCATTTTTCCCCATATGTTGATTCAAAAAATGGGCTATTTACCAAACGCTTTACCGTTGCCGCGCTGCCGAAAGCAAGTTCTGGAAGGTCAATCACCATCCAGCGATTTATGTCGCTATGATCCTTTCTCTCATACCACAGCGGCGTAACATCTGCGCCGCCTTCGCAATACGCTTCCACTTCTTCCAGCGTCAGCACGCGGTTCTTCGGCTCGGTGCGGCGCATCGCCATTCGGAACGCCGATTCAGAATCAATGCCGACTGGCGAATCCCAGCCGCATTTGCAGACGTAGCAAAATGCGGCGTTACACAAATGCACCAACTCCATGTCAGCCCCGCATCCGGGGCATTTCGGTTTTTCACTCATGGCTCTTTCCCTCTCTTTCCGCTTCAAGCTGCTCGATGCAGGCGAAAACGTCAAACATCAGCATTGTACTACAATTCACGTCCTCGTAATATGGGCAAGCCTTGCAGTTCTCACTCAAAATGCACAGTCTCACAGCCTTCTTGATTTCGTCAGGCGTTTTCATCGCTCTTCCTCCTTCGGCGGTTTGGGCAGCGCCATCCAGTGAGTGACTTCGCAGTCTACTGGGCAGTTATACACATCGTCCGGGGTAAACTGCCTATTCTCCCACCAGCCTTTCGCCACGAAATAATCATCATTTTCTTCACTATAAGTGCCGTACTCTTCTAAGTCGTTCCAGTTCCAGCGGCTATTCTGCGTCAACATGGTTCCGTCTTCATAAATAGCCGGGCAGACAAACTTAAATCCACCACGGTTACAGTAGATAAGGACTTCTTGCTCGTTCTCCGGCGGCCCATCTTTGACGCTGATCCACTCCGACTTCTTCGCGTTCTTCTCTGCCGCCAGCTTTTCGAGCATGTCGGCAGCTTGCGGATTTATGATGCTGCCGCAGTCGTAAAACCCATAAAGTGTGCAACCGACGCAATTCGCGCTATTGCAGAGCCTCAGCGACTTGACCAGCTCTTCCGTGCTCAACTGCGGAATTTCGGGAGCTTCTTCCGCGTGTTTGCATACCTCCGGGTGTTCGCTCGTCGGGCATGTGTCGCCGCGATACGGACACTCGCCATTGGTGCATGTGCCCTCAAAATCGGCGTACCATTTACATTTCATCGGTCATCCCTCCCATAATTTTTTAAGTGATTCCGGCAAATTCTCGATTTTCGGTTTCTTGTCGCTCCACCAAATCCACCAGTCAAGCACTTGACTGCCACACAGCTTGTCTGTCGGGATGCGTTTGCCGAGCAGGCTTATATAATTTCCCGGATGATTGACGATCATTTTATCGAAAGCCTTGATATACGCCGTCTTATACTTTGGGTATTGTTCAAAATCCGCGATCATCGCCTTATTCCCCGACATCATACAGCCAATACAGCCAAGGCGCTTTTTGCTGTATGGCGGGTCATACAGCTTGCAGTGCGGCACTTTGGCGATATTGTCCAGAAACTCCCATACGTCGTCATCTGTCCAATCAACAATGGGATTTACCATCGTTTTCTTTGTGCGGAAACAGTGCTCAACCATTCGTCTCGCATCGTCGTTGTCATCGTTCATAATCAGTCCGCCACGAACATTCAAGGATACTCCTTTTACGTCCAATGCGCGCCCGATAAACTTTTTGTCTTCGGTTCTGATATTGACGATTCCATGCAGATTCTTTCGCCTTGCGCTTTCAGCCCATCTTACGCCGGTAACGACAATTTTTCCTTTTCCAGAAACCTCTTTGAGTTCGCCACAGCAATATCGAAATTGTCGCATTGGCGGAATCGTATGCTGCGCAATCAAGCTCCACATCGTCACCGGCTTCCCGTCTTTGTCGTGCGGGATATCTCTGTGGACATCGGGATATTGTGCCTTGATAAACTGCACCAGCTCCGGCGGGTCAACGCTTGTCACATGATAGTGCGCGTCAAACTTCACGCCTGCCATCTTTGCCAAATGATAGATGCACTGGCTGTCTTTTCCACCCGAAAACGCAAGGAAATACCCATCTTTAGGCTCGAACGCCCGCAGCCGGTCTATTGCCGTCTGCACCTTGTCCCGCTTTTGCCCGAAAAGGTCATACTCGATAAGGCTCATTTCCCATGCCTCCATTCACGCCCTCGGTTGATCTCCATCTTCGCCCGCACCGCCTTGTCAATGTCGATGCCCAGATACCCGGCGGCAGACAGCGCTGTGATGATAACGTCCGCCAGCTCCTCGACAAAATGTTCTTCGTCTTCACCTACCGCCTGCCTTAATTCATCAATCTCGTTGACAATTACATCGACGCAATAATCTTTCTTATCTTCTTCCGTCATCTCGTCCAGTTCGTCAAGCCAAGCACAATTCTCCCTAAACTCCCACAGCCCATGTTTCACCGCGTCATCGTAGATTTCATTTCGCAATTCGTTCAAATCGTTCATTTCGTTCATCCTCTAAAAATAACCACCATCGACGGAAAAGGCGCGGACGCTTTCGCGTTGCCAAACTTGATCCGCCCTTTCAAAAACCTAATCTCGGCTTGATGGTAAATGTAGTCGTGAAAGGCTCGGGTGTCTGTTCTCGCAGGAATGAGCATCACCACCAGCGCGCCTTTCTCGGCCTCGTCGTGCGCTTTCTTGATCCATTTCGGAAGTTCTCGCCCGTATGGCGGATTGCAAAATACCCTTTTACCCCCCCAATTTTGGGAAAGACCATCCTCCACCTTGGTGAAGTGTTCCGCGCATTTTGCGTTCTCGTGTGTGCAACACGGGTCAAGATCGAAATGGAACTCCGCGTCCAGCTCGTCAAAAAGAGCCTGCGGCGTTGCCCACTCGACGGTTGCGCTTGAAAATAAACAGCTATTCACGCTTGAACCTCCCATCAAAACGGCAATTCTTCGTCGTCCACCTGCGTGAACCCGCCAAAATCGTTGTGCGGTTGCGGCGCATAGGCCGTCCCGCTGTCTTTGCTCGCCGCCGTCGTGTATGCCCCCGGCGCGCTCTGTGTGCTGCTCTGCTGGTTCTGCGTCGTCAGGAACTCCACCTCGTCGGCGACAATATCCCACGCCGTCCGCTTGCTTCCGTCCTGCGCCTCGTAGGTGCGGGTTTGGATGCTTCCCGTCACGGCTACCTTGCGCCCTTTGGCAAGATACTTGCTGCACAGCTCAGCCAACTGCCGCCACGCGATGACGTTCAGGAAATCCGTTTCCTGCTGACCGGTCTGCGCATTGCGAAAACGGCGGTTCACCGCAATCGTGAAGTTGCAGACCACAACTCCGGACTGCGTGGATCGCATCTCCGGGTCTTTCGTCAAATTGCCGATCAGAAAAACCTTATTCACAGCCATTCTCCTTTTCTTCTCCGTATTTTTGATTTTTTTCAAGGTTTGCAATTCTGCCAATCTGATTCAGGATCGTTTTTCGCATTTTTTGATTTTCCACAACGACTTTGTTCATAGAACCGAACAATCCATAGCACGACGAAGCAACGTCTCTGATAAATTGAGCATTGCATTCAATTTCCTTGTCGGACATTTCTTGGATTGATTCAAGTCCCCGAATAATTTCATACTTCTTCACTTTTTCGATCCTCCCAAGTATTTTTTTATACATTCCGCAGCTTCGTACCATCCCCGGCACACCGCCGCGCAATAGCCTTGTTTTTGCAAGTCATGCAGCCATAGCTTTTGACAGTCGCTGACCGTCCCGCCCTTCGTCCGCTTCATCTCGACAAAAAGCCCGTGAAACTCTCTACGCGGGACGGGCAGGAAGATGTCAGGCACTCCGCTTTTCAGCCCTTCGGCCTTCATCCTGCCGCCCGTCATCCAGCTTCGTTTCCCCTCGTTGGGGATATGGAACATCAGCGCAAGCTCTGGGTATTTCCCGCTCTGCATCGCCGCCCAGCGGAAAAGGGTCTGCTGCTCTTCGGATTCGGTCGGTACTTGCTTTTTCATGCTTTCCTCCGTCATTGCATTTCTGAAAACCTCATGGTCGCGCCGTCAAAATACAGTCTGATTTTTCCGCACTCTCCGCCTCGGTTTTTGTCGAGAAACAGCAGCCTTTCGGGGTTGTCCTTGTCGTCCGGCGCGTGGAGAAGAAGCACCGCGTCCGCGTCCTGCTCGATGCTGCCGGATTCGCGGAGGTCTGACAGTCGCGGCGCGTCGTTGCGCTCGCTTGCGCGGTTAAGCTGGCTTGCGGTCAGGATCGGGATTTTAAGCTCCATCGCCAGCGATTTAAGCGCCCGCGTGACAACGCCGACCGCCTCCGAGCGGTTGCTTGTCTTCTGCCCCGCGTCGAGAAGCTGCAAGTAATCGACGACAATCATATCCAGCCCGCATCTCGCACGGATTCTTAGCGCCATGCGCCTTATGTCGCGCACAGTTCGCGCCCTCTCGCTGATAAAAAGCTGCTCGGAAGGGATTTCCGCGAAACTCTCCGCGACTTTGACAATCTCGCTGTCGTCCAGCTCGTGACGCTCGATCTTGTCAGACGATACGCGGCTTTTCTGCGCCACAATGCGCCCGACGATCTCATCCGCGCCCATCTCGCACGACACCAGCAGGATTTTCCGGCCAACGTCCAGCGCCTTAACCGCAAGGTGCAGCAGAAATGCAGACTTGCCGACCGACGGCCTCGCGCCGACGACGATCAGCTTTCCGCCCGCAATCATCAGCGCCCTGTCGAGCTTGGGAAAGCCCGTCTTTGTGACCGGCTCGACCGCTCCGCCTGTCAGCCGCGCGTAGAAGCCGCAAATCGCGTCTGTACCGCTGATTACACCGCAGTCGTCTGTTTGCCCGCTGAGCGCATTTAATCGCATCACAGCGCCGTCTAGCAGCTCTGTCGTCGATATTTCGCCTTCGTTCGCCGTTCGCGCTGTCTCAAGGCATGTTTTGACAATCTCCCTGCGCATTGCCGCGAGGCGGATGTTGTCCGCCTGCTGGTCTGCAAGTGCCGTCGTGACGGTCTCCGCCGCGATGGTGATTGCCTTGTCGAGGTCGTCATCGTCGAGAACCCCCTCGAGCGTCGCAAGGTCGCAAGGCCGCCCCTGCCTTTCAACCGTCAGCGCCGCCGAGAATATGCGTCGGCAAATCGGCACGGTGAACCAGTCGGCTTTCAGTCCTGCGTCCGTCGCTCTGGTGTCGCCCCTGATGATCGCGCCGCAAAAAGCCCGCTCAGAGATCGCGCGTGTGGCTTCTTGGCTCGGGTCGTCCATAACTCATCCCTCCCTTGCTGTCAGGCGGCTTGTCCGCCCATGTGTAGCCGGATGCTCTCTCTTTGCGCAGAATCCCGGAGATATACCGCCAGTCTCGACTCTTTTCCGTCGCGCCCTGAATCCGGGATATGGCCTTGAGCAGATTGTCCGCTCCATGCTCCGCGCGTAGAGCGTCCATGGTGTCATAGTCGCCCGCAGCGCTGACAGGCAAGCCGACACGCCTTGCGGCTGTCTCCACGTCCTGCTGTTCCTGTCGCAGTCGCAGCAGTTCGTCGTCGTCGATGTCGTCGTAGGGGGTAGGGGGTACGTAACTACTACTACTCTTATTCTTATTCTTATTCTTATATATGTCGGTTTTGCTTGCGTCTGCTTCAGTCTGCTTGGCTTTGCTTGCTTCTGCTTGCGTTTGCTTCAATGTGCTTGCGTCTGCTTCAATGTGCTTGACGTTGCTTTCCTCCGCTTCGCTTTGGTTCGCTTTGCTTGCGTCTGCTTCGGTCTGCTTGGCGCTTCCACCCTTCTTCCCGCTCGCTCGCTTGGATTCGAGCGTTTCCGCGCACTGGTCAATCTTGAGCTTGATCGTGTCCCAGATGTACCATTCGTGCGCGTCCTCGTTGAAATCAGGCTCTTCGCCGCGATACGCATAGGCCATCATGGCCATAAAAAGCCGACCGCGCTCTTCGTCTGTGTATCGTCTGAGCATCGTCTCAAACTCCGGAAAAATTTTTAAGTAATCGAGCATGAGGTTCTCCTTTCTGAAAGTAAAATTGTGGCAAGCCCCGGAATCGAACCGGGCGCGCGGGCAAGGTGCTTCGCGTCAATTTTGTATAAGAATGGAGGGAAAGGAAGAAACCTTGACGAATAGGGGGGTGTTTCACCCGCGCGATGCCTTCCATGCTTGCCATGAGTGCCGCCGTTTTAGCCCGACGGCAGGCCGTTTGTGAAACGTATTTTATTTGCCGTCTTTCCGGCTGTCCGAAAAAATGGTTTTGCTCGTCTTTCCGAGCCGCCAGTGTGAATTTGCCTGCCCTGCGTCCTCCTTTCTGTGGGGCGGTACCGTTTCAAGCGGTGGGAAACGTGTTCGTTACAAAATATGGATTTCTCCTGCTGCTTGGCGCGCGGCGGTATCGAGCCGCCCCTTATCGCGTAACGCCGCTTTACGTCCCGCGTTCGCTCTCCTGAGCTGCGCACCATGCGCAAGGGTTTAGCCCTTGCGTTTTTTTATTGTTCCTCGTCTTCGGGCGCGTTCCCCGGCGCGTCATGTGCCGCTCCCGTGTCTGTTACGTCTAAGATGCCATCAGGTAGCGGGGATTCATCATCGACCAGCCCCGCGCTTATATCATGTGCCGCTTTCAGCGCGGCGGGCGATGCGCTCTTGTAGTCGATGGACATAACGCCCCAGCGTCCGAGCAAGCGGCGCATGACGGTTTTTCGCGCCATAGCGTCCCAGTCGTCGCGCCAGCCTTTGCCCTGATTCTTTCCCTTGCGGTTCTTCGCTTCGTGCGCCTCGATCTGCTGGACGCTCATGTATACCGTCTTTTCCGTGCCATTCACAAGGCGATAGTAGCCGACATAGCCGATGATCGGTAGTTTCTCACGCTCCACCTCGTCCTGTTCCCAGTGGAACTCAAAGTCTTCGGTCAACCTGTCGCATGAGATCAGCTCTCCTTCGCGCACATCCATGACGTTCAGCCGCTTGTATGCTCCGGTTCTGAGCGCAAGCTGAATCATGCCCTTGTAACCGAGGATGAACTGCGCTTCCGGAATCTTGATCCAGTTTCCGTCGTCCGTCTTTTTGCTGTTGTTGAACGGCACAATGTAGGCGAAACCGAGCGCGTTATCAACCGGAAGGTCATAACTTGCGGCTTTGAGCGCCGCCTGAATGACTGTCTGCGGGGCTTGACGAACCGCCGAAGTCAGGTTTGCATCCGCGTTGCAAAGCGTGATGACCGCCGAGATAAATTGCGGCGCCCGATCACCCAGCAAATCGTTCAGGCGTTTTTTGTAGCCCTCAGAATCAAACATGCCGTTCAGAATTTGGTTGACGGTTCGCGCTGCAACGGGTGCGGTTGTGGCCGCCGCGACGGGTGCGCGGCTGGCGGTTGCGTTTGTGATAATTCCCGCCGTGTTTCTTGCCTGTCTTTCCATGCTTTTATGCCTCCTTGACCATGAATCGGCGTGTAGGTGCGCCAATCTTGATGTATCTGTCAACGATTTCGGGGTGTTCCTCTGTGAGCCGCTTGGTGTCGATGGTCTTTCTCGGGCTGCTGTTTTTCCAGCTTACGATGTAATTCGCGCTTTCTCCGCGCTCAGATTCGCCCATGCACTCCTTGATACGCTGCTCATACAGGGCTTTATCTCCCTCAAGCTCTTTGATTTTGCTCGTCAGCGTCATGTATTGGCTGATTGCATCATCACAGTCAAGCGTGATGGTCGAGCCGTCAGATACGGGATAGCGCTTGGTCAGGATTTCTTCCGCCGCCTTGCTTCCGTCAACGGGCGGGCATTTGCCTTGCTCGACGTACTCATGCCAGAAGAAATCTTCAGCGGAGATGAGCGCCTTGATCTGGTCTTCGTTCTCTTTACGCTCAAAGCTGTATGTATACAGCCCACGGCCGATGACCAGCACTACGAGCTTCCACTCATCCCAGCCCGTGACCGCGAGGTAGTGCATGCACTGCGCGTAGTACCACGGGTTGATGTCCCCTCCGGCAAAATCGGTCTTTGTGAAGGAGGATGTCGTCTTGATCTCAACGCCGATCCTCTTGCCCTTGACGCGGCGGTCGATGTTCGCCAGCATAAACGGGTGTTCGATGCTCTGCATCATCTGATTGCATCTGACAATGGTCAGGCCGCTCTCTTCGGCATATCGCCTCGCTACGTGGTCTTCCAGCACGTTTCCGAGCCAGATCGCCTCGCTCTCGTTCTCTTCTTGCGGCTCGTCCGTGCTGGTCTTATCCGCCCAGACCGTGAGCGGCGATGAGAACGGGTTCAAGCCGATGATCGCAGCTGCATCGCTGCCGCCGATACCGGCTTTTCGAGCTGCGAGCCATTCCGCGCGGCTCATGTTGCGCGTGTCCTTGTACACGGTGTAGATTTCTTTCATTTTCAAATCGCCTCCGCAAACGTCCATCCGGTGCCGAGCAGCTCAAGCCACTCTGTCGTGCTGATGCTGTCGGCGCAATCCTCGCACAAAATCTTGTCGCCGATCTCCGCGATCTTGTCGCCCTCATAGATCGCCGTCTTGCATCTGCTGCACTGACATACAGGGACATCGGGTTCGGCGTTCGGGCAACCGCTCAAACACGGGAAGCTGCGGCAGATATCACACATTCTTCTTTCCCTCCTTGTCCATTTCCGCGATGATGCAGACAATAAGCAGCAGCACCGCGCCAGCGAAAGCCACCGCCAGCACATATGCAAGCACCATGCCCAGCCCTTCAAGCAGCCGGGCGAAAAAAACGATAAGCTGCGCTTTAAGCATTGATATTCCATCCTTTCCGTGGTACAATAAGCATGTCATTTTTGTTTTTGTTCTCTCTGGCCGTTCCGCGCTGCAACGCGGGGCGGCTCTTTTTTTACCTTGCGATCATCAGGCGCGGCAACGCCACGCCGTCAAATCCTGCTTGATACTCAAGCCCTTCGGCTTGCATCAGCTCGAAGAGCCTGCGTTCTTCCAGCTTGGTCAGCGTTTCCGGGTGGTTGATCCGGTTGTACAGCGTCTTTGTCGAGACGCCAAGGTTCAGCGCCAGCTCGGCCTTGCTCATGCCGGACACGCCGCAGAGCTGACCAACCTGCCGCCGGAAAAGATCGTCTTCCGCGTCCCAATTCCGCTGGCGCTTTTTCATGGTCAAACCTCCTTGTCTTGGAAGAATCGCGTCCAGTCAACATTCAATGCGTGAGCAATCTTTTTCGCTGTGTCAACCGTAGGGTCGCACAGCCCGCACTCGATTTGCCAGTAGGACGGCTGAGAAATGCTGGCCATTTCGGCAATGTCTTTTTGTCTCAGCCCTTTCTCGATGCGGATATCCTTTAGCCACTGTCTAATCACTTTATCACCTGCCTTAGCTATCGGTTACTTTCTTAGCTCATGGCTATTATATCATAGTTTAGAGCTATTGTAAATAGTTTTTAACTATTTTTTTATTCTTTACCAAGATAGTTTTTAGCTATATAATGGTATAAAGGAGGGCTGAAAAATGAACAGAATCAAACAATGTAGAGAAAAGTCAAACTTTAGTCAAAAATACGTTGCCGTTGCTCTCGGCGTGGCTGCGCCTTCTGTTAGCAACTGGGAAAGCGGGAAGACAAAACCCTCGATGGATAATTACGTTAGTCTAGCGAAACTTTTCGGCGTTTCTGTCGAATATCTGCTAGGCGTAGCGGGCAAGGACGAAAGTGAAGAAAAAACTCCCACCGCTACTAGCGATGGGAGTAATAAAGAATATCAAGAGATTTTTAATCTCCTGAATAATTGGAATCGTCAACGCGCTCTTGACTTCGCAAAAGGTCTTTTAACAGCTCAAGGAGAAGATCCTTCTGGTGAGGATTCAGTTTATTAACTACTTTCATAAAATCGCTCGTCAGCACTTCGTTTTCATTCTTCAAAAAAATCACCCCATTATAATAGTCGAAGGAATCTATGCTGATGTCTCGCATCAACTCGGCTTGTTGCTTACTTTCTCCGGCGGCGGCATGACGAAAATTCGTTTTGTCGGCTTCGGATAGATGATGACAATAATCATGACGCACCTCCACAGTCGTTATGATTGATTTTATGCACAAATGCACAAAAAAAGAATAAAGGAAGGGCTAAAACAATGAGAAGGTCAAAAACTGAGTTCCTTTGCGCCGCGCTTGGAACGCTGTACTCGATTTATCTGTTGGCGTATTTTGCAGATACTGCGGCTGGTTCGATTGGCGGCTCTATCGCCACGATGATGGTAACTCCCCACATGCTGATGTGCGTGCTGGGTTCAATTTTTGCATGGATTGCCTTCTTTAATAATAAGCGCGGAATGGCGCTGACTGCCGCAATCATGTTTTGCGTCGCCGCCGTGATGTTTACCATGTACGCGGAACTTTGCATCCCGGAAATTATTTTTGGCTTTATCGGTTACGTTAGAATCGGAAAGATTCTGAATGAAGAAAATGGAGGGATTCAGTCATGAAAAAGAAACTTGCTATCGTATTGGCGGGCATGATGTTATCTGCCGGAGTTGCAATGGCCGACGTCGATCTAAAGAGCATGTCCTTTGATGAGCTTGTCGATTTACAAAGCCAAATCCTCGAAGAAGCTGTAAGCCGTGAAGAATTTAAGTGCGTATCCGTCCCCTCTGGTGAATACACCGTTGGAAGTGATATCCCCGCCGGAGATTACACGATCACAAACAGCGTAAAAAGCGCCATGGTGACGCTTTATGTAAACGGCTTTGAATCCGCATATTATCTGACGAGAAAAGATCCTGAAATCGGCAAGCTCTCCCTCAAAGATGGGGATATCGTCTCAACGTCCGGCACGTTGGATTTCTCCACCTACAAGGGGCTTGGCTTCTAATCGCTTGAAATGAAAACAAGCGATGTTTTGCCGACACCGACAAAACATCAGGTCGCGCTGAGCGACAAAAAAGGCGCGTCCTGATGGGCGCGCCCTTTTGGTTTATTCGGCTTTTCCGCAGCATGGGGTAGTCGATGCAAAGCCGAACCCCAACCCAAACCTGTAATCCGTCGCGTTCGGAACGTTGAAACAGTTTTCCGCTTTGAAAAGTTTGACCGCCCTTTCAAAAGCGATTCTTTTCTGATCCTGCGTCAGTTCGCTGGGTAAGCCTTTCAGGCATGTCCGCAGATTCTCGACGATTGCAAGCACAATCGCGTTTTCCTCCGCCTTGGTTTCTTCGTCCTCGACCATCCACTCCGGGACACACAATGCAAACATTCGATTCACATCTTTCATGCGTTCACCGCCTTTCTTTTTTTATCATATGCCGATTTTTGAAGAATATACTATCAAATAATTATCAAAAGGGGGATTTTTTATGGCAAAAGCAAAAAAGCTGCCGTCCGGCAACTGGCGAACACAGGTTTACCTCGGCAAGGATGCAGCGGGAAAGCCCATCGTCGAATCCTTTACCGCATCGACCGCCCGCGAATCTGAACGTCTCGCCGCCGTCGCTGCCGCCGATCGCAAGCGGAAGAAGAAACAAACGCTGACGCTTGGTCAGGCAATGGACGAGTTTATAGATACTTGCCGGGTGCAGGACTATTCGCCGTCCACACTGAGAGGATATGTCACCATCCGCAAGAACAGCTTCCCGTCGCTGGTCAATGTGAAGCTCGATCAAATCACGCCCCGTGATGTGCAGAAGGCGCTTGACGACCGGGCGCGAGAACACACGCCGAAGACGGTCAGAAACGATTATTTCTTTCTCAAGACGATTTTGGAGAAGAACGTCCCCGATTTACAGCTAAACGGAATCGTCCTTGCAAAGCTCAAGAGGAAGAAAAAGCAGCTCTTTTCTGAAAAGTGGGCGGGAGACGTTCTCCGATACGTTGAGGAACGCTGGGAGACGGATTTTTACCTCTACTGCTGCTTCATCATCAGCGCTGGCTTGCGCCCGTCTGAGGCGTATGCTCTGACGTGGGGGGATTTATCCGCATCCCCTATTGATGCGCTGGATTCGAGCGGCAGGACATACAAAATCGGCACGATCAACATTGACAAGGCAATCGTGCGCGGCGAAAAGGGATTTCAACCCAAAGGGACGAAAAGCGACGCGGGAGAGCGTGTCCTGCGCGTTGACTGGTCTTTCTTTGAGAACCTTTACGACGCAAAGCCACGAGGAAAAGACAACGAGCAGGTTTTCCAGATGAAGCCCAGCCGCGTTATTTACAGATGGGATATCACGCGCAAAGACCTAGGGCTTCCGGAAACCATGCGCTTCTACGATTTGCGCCACTTCTTCGCAACGTCGGTCGCATACTCCGGCGCATCCGAGGAAGAGCTTGCCCGCGTCATGGGTCATTCAACATCCGCTTTCTCCCATCAGGTGTACGTCGAGCTTTTCCGCGAACGGCAGGACGAAATCAACGCCAAAATGGCGGCAGGAACAGCGGCCTTGTACGGGTCTGTTTCGGCTAAAAAATAG